ATGCGAAAAAAAAGGAAAGTGCTGATCTGTATCCCGGTCGTGATTATTTACTTCCTGATTATACCGGAGATTATTCTTCGCACGTTGACACCTGAACACCTCGTGAGGGTGAGTGATTTCACAAGCCTGGGCGGTTTGCTGAATCCGCTACTCTCGCTGATCATTTTTCTGACCCTTCTCTCTGTTGCTTTGGCTGTATTCACCGTCCTGGCTGTGTGCAGGCTCTATCAGGCAGGCAGGCGGGCAGGGAGTGAGTAGAGCCCGTGAAGTTATCCATACGTAATGAATCAGCCTGCAAGACGTTAAGCTGGTCGAACAGGCGGCTGCAGTATCACAGCGGGTAACACAGGCGGGAGACTGGGAGCGCCAGACCGATCAGGCCATCCGTGAAACGTCCATGAGCCGGGAGGTTAAAGCCGATACTGAAAAGCGTGAGCAGATCATCAGGGAAACGACTGTGAAAGCCACGGACAGGACCACGGTGATCGGCACGGCGTCACTGATGGCCGGCGCTTTTCAGCACGTAACGACAGGAAATTACAGCGTGGCCGCACAAGAAAGTCAGCTGATTACAGTGGGCGGTGATGCGGAAACAGACGTTAGTGGCAGCGCGGCGATAGAGGTCGGGCAGGCACTGCTGATTACTATCCAGCCTCGACAAGATGTCTGGCTGAGCTAAGGGATTAACAGCCTGTCACGCAGATGGTAAATTAAAATCCGTTAACCATTTGACGAAAGGGATTCGCATGTATGGATACTACAGAGCAACTCAAGGGCACATATTATTTCAATAACTTATCAAATCTGACGCCGCAGGAACTGCTGTTCTGGATACTGGTTGATGAGACTCAAAAGCAATCAGGTGTACAGGATATTGTGGCCGTTGCAGGACTAATTCTGGGAAATAATAACATCGATGTACCAGGTAAGCCCAATATGGCAACTCCTGGTACTTCCGTTGCGTCGCTCTTTTTCCGCAAACACCTTTCCTACAAATTTCGGCGTCGCATCCTGCCAACGCTGACTGCTAAATCTCTTACTCTGCGCGGCCTGAAGATTTTTTGGGTGAATAACCTGGGCGCTTTCGCTGGCAGAGCAGTACCTGTTGTTGGATGGGTGATTCTGGCAAACGACGTTGCACAAATCAGTTTTCGCACATCTCATCGCTATAACTTAATTGTGCGGGCGGAGGATAAAATCTGGTGAGTAAGATAACGATAAACCCTAACGTGGTGCGCGAATTCATACTGCGTGAATTGCCACTGGTAACAACGTTCCTGTTGAAGAAAATCGAGGTTGGAAATAATGATATATTGCAGGAACAATATGAAGCGGATGATATCGCTGAAATGGCTGAAAAGTTTTTTAAAGAATTTGACGTACAGCCAGCAGGTTTCAATCTCGCGGCCCATTTTCCCTGGAAGACTTCATCACTGTTCTCTCGCGCTTCTGTAAAACAGGACAAAAAGCCACTGACTATAAGAATGTTTATTGAGTCAGCCAGTGCAGGGCGCTGGCTTTTTTAGCTGCTTTCAGAGGGAAATGCGCAAAGACAGGGCGAATTTTTCTTGCTCAGAATTCACCTTTAGTTTTTACATAGTGGATTCAACGGGACGGATTTGGTTTCCCTTCAAGCCTTCGGCTTCACTCCATCGTGCACCTGTTACCAGGCAGATTTTCGAAATGCCAGCCAGATCTGAGACCGGCTGTTCATATCTTGCGAGAAGTGTTTTGATTTACTGAATAGTAAATACATCAAAAAATGCAGCAAAATGAAAGCCCGGCATATTAAAAAAACGAGCGCGTAGCCATTTTGAAGCCATGACCAGACCCAGAAAACAAAAAAGCCACTCCTGTGAGTGGCTTCAATTTGCTGATTTAACAGCTAAAATTTGGTGGCCCCTGCTGGGTTTGAACCAGCGACCAAGCGATTATGAGTCCCAATCCGACGCGAGTTAAATCAGTAACTTACTGATTTTCATATTTTCTTTAGGCCGAATAGTGATGAAAAGTGGCATATAGCATCACGCTCTGCTGCCACTTTGCTGCCAATTTATGGGGTAGCATTTGAAGACAAATTTAGAAATCCTAAAAAACAGGCTTATTCAGATAGTTTAATTTTGATGAAATCGACAAGATAACTTAAGCTGTCAGGGCACATAATTGCTAGGTTAATGCAACATCTATCCAGCATTTCAGACTCATTCACACCAAGTAATAATGCAGCTTCGTAGAATTCTTTATGCTTTTCTGAGCCTGCACCACGATTTAGTGCCGCTGTGGTAACATCAGGTTCCCCGTTTACCAATTTGGAAAGATTATTTACATATTCTAGGTTTTTTTTAATAATCCATTTTTCAGGCCACTCATCGCCGGGCAGATAGTTTATATTCTCAGAGAACCACTGTGTGAAGTCTTCGTGATTCTTTTCTAGCATAGAATGAGCACATTTCAGGTTGTCTCTGTATAATCTTTTTTGATCACCATCGAAAACTGTAATTACTTTTTTTTTCATTCCTCTTTGAAAAATAGCGGCCATTTGACGTGCTAATGAACTGGCTGAGCCAATTACTTCAATTTGTAATCTTGATCGTATACTGCTAGGAAGGATGTTAGATAAAAGTTTTGCTGCAACCACATCCTCTACCAAGACATCGAGCTCTTGAGAGTTTTCTGAGCTTAATTTACCAAATGCATATTCTGGAGATATTTCAGTGTTGATTATGGTTTTGGAGTTTATATTTTCAATGTAGACTCGGGCATCATCAGGAATGCATCCAAAAATTATATCTGAATGAGTGGTGAATATAATTTGTAGTTTTCTTTTATGAGAGGCTGACTTTAATCTTTCAATAAGCTTAACCTGTGCTTCTGCATGAAGACCTAACTCTATCTCATCAACAATTATTAATGCACCGGGTTTGGCTGAATATAATATAGAGAATATTTCGAAGAGCGCGTTTTCCCCCGCCCCCATGTTGAATCCAGATATTGTTTTACCTTCATACGTGACGATTGGCAGCCTATATCTTGAGTGTGAAACAAATTTAAAATCACCATATTGTTTGTTGAGAATATAACCCACATTTTCTCTTATTTCATTTTCACAGCCTAACTCATCACCATTAAATATAAATAACTTGGCATAACTCTTAGATTGACTTTTTTCACTATGGGGAACTATTCGTTCAATTCCCAAGAAGATTACTTGACGTTCTACTCTCTTGTCATAATTGTTCCATTTACCTCCTTTCTTTTTAGAACGTACTTGCCTGCCAATCCCTTTTCCTGTGGGGACTGTTTTAGCAGGTTTCCAACTATTGTGGGCAATGTAATATCCAATTGCTATTCCTTCTTGTGGCACTTCGTCAGAATGCTGAATGAAAAAATCCGCAAAGGTATAATAAGGTTTTCTCTTTCCAGACATAATGTGCTTATCTTCATCACTATGATAAGCACAAGCAATCATAGCTAATAAAGTCGATTTGCCAGAGCCATTTCTTCCGGCAATCGCTAATAATGGATAATCTATTTTAATTTCAAATGAAGATAAGGAACGAAGTCTTCCATGTTCGAGAGCTACTTTTCTTAATAGAGCGTGTTCTAAGGAATTTGTAAACCATTTCCTTAAGCTTATATCAGTTTGACTTTCTCTATATTTCATTTTTACCTCAATTTATATTTTTTAATTTTTGCTGGTGCTTCTGAAAATGGTTTATGATTGAAGTTGTTAAGGTTTTTATTTTAATTATTAATCAATCCTATTGAGAGGGTTAAGTAACATAGCTTCTGATAAATGATCTGGCGCAAAGTGTGCGTAACGCATCGTTACTTTGATATCCGTATGCCCTAATATTCTCTGAAGCACTAAAATATTGCCGCCGTTCATCATGAAATGAGACGCGAAGGTGTGGCGTAAAACGTGCGTCAACTGCCCAGCAGGAGTCTCAATACCGGCACGTTGCATAGCCTTTCTAAAGGCTGAATAACATGGTTTAAAGAGCAACTGCGCTTTTCTGCTCGATGGTAGTTCTGCCTGTAATTTTTCAGTTATCGGCACCGCTCGGTTTTTCTTGCCTTTAGTTTTCACGTAGATGATCTGACCGGCGCGGATTTGGTTGCCCTTCAAGCCTTCGGCTTCACTCCATCGTGCACCTGTTGCTAGGCAGATTTTCACAATGGTCGTCAGGTCTTTGGAGCGGCTGTTCTCACACTCGGTGAGAAGGGTTCTGATTTCATCAATGGTGAGATATGCCATCTCCGATTCACTGATTTTAAATTCGCGCACGTTCTCTAACGGGTTGCGTGCGGTCCATTCATCTAACCGGCGCAGTTCGTTGAACATCGCCCTGAAATACGCCAGCTCTAAATTAACTGTGCGTGGCGTAACCGTCTTCACTCGGCTGGAGCGGGTGATCTTCCCGCTTAACCGCTGCTCGCGATAAGACGCAAAAATTTTCGCGTTAAACTCGGTTGCGAGTGGATTTCCCATAGCCTCGCAGGCGAACGCCATTGTGGTTCGCCGCTTCTCACCATCCGCCAACGTAATGCCATGCGTTTTGAACCACAATTCAACCAGCTCAATTACCCGCCGCTTATCTGCTTTCTCTCCCAGCCAGGGCTTATCTTGAGCCTGTTCTTTTACGAACTTCTCATAGGATTGCGCCTCGCCCTTCGTCGCAAACTGGCGGCGAATCCTTTTGCCGTCACGGCCGTTTGGGAAAACCTGTGCCTGCCATTTCCCGTTGGGTAATTTATTTATCGCCATGCTTTGCCTTTAAAGGTACTCAGTGCGGGCAACGACTTTGCCCAAGACCTTGATGTCGTCTGCCTTGCATTCAAATGAGGCTTTGCCATTCTCAACGCGGATGCGCCCGCCGGGAAAACGGTACAGCTCTTTAACGCTAATGAGCTTATCAATCTCGATGAGCCACAGCCCGTCGGTGATTTCTGCGGCGGTCATATCAACCAGGTAATTCTGTTTCTCGAATTGTACTAACAGAGGGGCTTTAACATCACTTGGTAAGAGCTGAGCGTCATATTCAACCCAATCAGATGATGAAAAATTCCCATTTGTGATTTTTCTGAGTTCGATTTTGGTTGATGGCTGATCTTGATTTGTGATGTTCGAATCACCGCGGCCATATGTCAGCCACTCAAGGGAAGTGCCGGTTTCCATCGAGCAAATCAGAACCCAATCAGCAGGAAAGTTCCCACGCATTATGCGGTTAGCCATAGTGCTTTGAGACACATCTAAGTGCCGACACAGCGCCTGTCGAGATGCAAAACCGTATGCCTGAACAATGCGCTCAATGGGATCTTTACCACCCTCTGGTAAAGTTGGAGCTTTACGACTCGTAAAATCTTTCGTTGACCTTTCCAATTTGTGATCCTAATATTCACTCGTCGTATCAAGACGTGTTTAATAGTGATGAATAGAGTTGGCTAGAACTCAACAGAGGATAGTGCATCATGACCCGTAAACTTTCAATGCGCCCTTCAATCAATCTCGTGATTTCGGAACCCTACATAACAGTTGAAGAGTTCTGCCGTCGCACTGGATACAAGGAAGGCACCGTTCGCCAGATGTACCGTGAAAACCGTTTACCCATCAGAAAGAAAGAAGGCATAAACGGACTTATCGAAATCAACATGGTTGCTCTCACTATCGAAGCCGCTGCTGGCTGCGAAATCACAATGCAGGCTTGATACATCCATATTGGGATAGCAGAAGGGATTTATCATGTTTGATTTTCGAGTCTCCACACATAGCCATTTCGATGATGCGTGCCGGGCGTTTGCACTGAAGCACAACATCATTCAGCTGGCTAAAAAAGCCGGGCTGAATCCTCAGACCATCCGTAACAAACTCAATCCGGAACAGGTTCACCAGTTAACAGTTCGTGAAATGTTGCTGCTTACCGATCTGACGGAAGACGCAACGCTGATTGACGGCGCGCTGGCGCAGCTGCATTGCCTGCCGTGTGTGCCGGTGAACGAAATGGCTCAGGAAAACCTTCCAGCTTATGTCCTGAAAGCCACTGCCGAAGTAGGGCAGTTAGCTGCGGGTGTAGTGAGCCATGAGCAATTAACAGTAGCCTGTCGCCGTGGTCTGGTTCAGAACGTACATGCAGGTATCCGCTGTCTCACTCTGGCCGCACTGGCAGTTCAGGCGAGAGTTCACTCTAATCCTGCGCTGTCAGGTACTGCTGATGTGTTAAGTGGTATCGGTGCATCTATAGGGATGGTGTGAAAAATGGCGTTTTCAGTGGCTCCGCTTCTGAGGCGGCAAAGTCCGTCCCACGCATACGGCCACGGCTGGATTGCGGCAGATAAGGGCAGGCGCTGGCACCCGGCAATTTCACAGGCCGAACTGCTGGCAGGATTAACGGGTAAGAGGAAAGAATCATGGGTTACAAAGCTGAAAGTATCATTGTTCAGATGAACGCGGGGCAGCGTGCCAGTGCGCTTAATCATATCTCTGCACTTCGCACCATGATGTACGGCGATTGCAGCCACGAACTAAACCGCTTTATCGCAGACATGCGTAATAAGCGTGATCATCAGGCTGAACAGAATAGCCGCGCACTGAGCGCAATTTTCTTCCTGGCAAATATCAGCAAAGAACGTCACAACGTTGATTTCAGTGAACTGACGAGTGACGAAGTTAAGGCGCTGATTAGTGCAATGAATCACTTAAAAGCAGTCGTGAGTTTATTTCCAAAGAATCTGACGTTACCTAATTAATTAACCCAACGAAATTAAATGGCGTAAACCCGCCGGGCATTTTTTTGCCCGAATTCAGGAGAAAGAGAAATGCGAAATATCCAGACCCGTAATTTTAAAGCTGATGAGGACGCGCTGGTCGCCCTGCTGAGTAAGGCCAAATCTGAACAGCGCAGTGACGATGCTCTGGCGGCTTCTATTCATATTGCCGCGCTGGCTATCCATGCCCGTAAAAAGGAAATGTCAGCAACCGAAATCATTGAGCTACTGGAGAGAGAATCAGAGCGTTACAAGAATCAGGCACAGGAGCTGCACTGATGGCTGATTCAATGGACATGGTACAGCAGCGCGTGCAGGAAGAACTGGCGCGCAATCTGGCTAACGCAACTCACCGCCCGGCAGGGGCGAGTGAGTTTTTCTGCCTGTCGTGTGGCGAAGAAATCCCGGAGCAGCGCCGCCGCGCACTGCCCGGCGTTTGCCTCTGCGTGACCTGCAAAGAAATCAGTGAGCTGAAAAGTGTGCATTACAAAGGGGCGGCATTATGAAAACCATCCTGAAATGGGCTGGCAGCAAGTCCGGCCTGATGCCTGAGCTGATTAAGCACCTGCCCGCAGGTGATCGTCTGGTTGAGCCGTTCGCCGGTTCCTGCGCGGTCATGATGAATACGGATTATCCGGCCTATCTGGTGGCGGATGTTAATCCCGATCTGATTAACCTCTATCGTCAGGTTAAAGAGCATACGCGCCCGTTTATCGTCGTGGCGTTATCGCTCTTTACTCAGAATCAGACTGAGGAAAGTTATTATCAGGTTCGTGAAGATTTTAATTTCAATGCGGGGCTGCCACTGCTGGAGCGCGCCGCTCACTTCCTGTACCTGAACCGCAATGGCTACCGTGGCCTTTGTCGCTATAACAAGCGCGGCGAATTCAATATTCCCTACGGCAATTATAAAGAGCCATATTTCCCGCTGGCCGAAATCGAAGCGTTTGCCGTAAAGGCTCAGCGCGCGACGTTTGAATGTCTGGGTTACAGCGAAACCCTGAGCATGGTCCGTGCCGGTGATGTCGTGTACTGCGATCCGCCGTATCACGGTACTTTCACCGCTTATCACACTGATGGGTTCAGCGACGATGATCAGCACTCGCTGGCCTGCACCCTGCTGGGTATCTCTGAGCGTAACCCGGTCATTGTTTCAAACAGCGACACCCTGTTTACACGCAGCATCTACCGCGAATTCGATCTGAATAAAGTCACTGCGGCCCGCTCTATTGGGGTTGCTGCAGGCGAGAAGAAGCAGGCGACGGAAATGATTGCCGCCCGTAAACCGGCAACATGTGGGGTTGCAGCATGATGACGACTGCCAAAATTAAACATCCGGTGATTCGATACCACGGCGGCAAGTTTCGTCTTGCGTCATGGGTTATCCAACACATGCCTGAGCACACCTGTTATGTCGAGCCGTTTGGGGGAGCAGCTGGAGTATTGATTCAAAAGCCGCGTAGCTATGCAGAGGTTTATAACGATCTCGATGGTGAGGTGGTAAATCTGTTTCGCGTATTACGTGATGAGGAACTGTGCCAGCGCCTTAAAGATGCCTGTCTGCTAACTCCTTACGCGCGTGATGAATTTTATGCAGCTCGTGAATTAAGCAATGAGCCAGTAGAGCGCGCTCGACGTATGGTTGTACGGGCGAGTATGGGTTTCGGTTCCGCTGCTGGTCTCGGAGGTAATTCAGGGTTCAGGGGAGACAGTAAGCGGAAGTACGCCACCGCCGCACACCTCTGGGAGCGTTACCCGCATAACCTGGCTGTCATTTGCCAGCGTCTACAAGGTGTAATCATCGAAAACAAAGACGCGATAGCAATTATGCGCGCTCACGATGCCGAAACCACTCTGCATTACATTGATCCGCCTTATGTGACTGAGACGCGAGCTAAAGGCAATCGCAGTTACAACCACGAAATGACTGATGCTGATCATATTCAGCTGTTAGCTGTGGCCACAACTTTGGCTGGCAAGGTGATGATCAGTGGGTATGACTGCGAGCTATACCGCGACTTACTTACCGGATGGAATCTCGTCAGCAAAGAATCCAGAATCAGCGCCGGCAGAGGCACGAAGGTTAAAACCGAGTGCCTCTGGCTAAGTCCTGACATCAGCTGCGGCGCAGCAGAATTTCGGGTGGTAGAGTGACTCAGGCTTATGCATACCCGTGGAATGCACCTAAAAAGGCAATCAATCCACAGCTGGACCCGGCGGAAGTTGCGCCGGTGTCCGCGCTTTCAAACCTGATCGCTCTCTATGCTGCGGATAATGAGCAGGAACAGCTGCGCCGCGAGGCAGTGAGCGATCAGGTCTGGGACCGCTACTTTTTCAACGAGTCCCGCGATCCTGTCCAGCGCGAAATTGTGCAGGACAGAATTGTCAGCCGGGCAAAGATGGCCCGCGAACAGCAGCAACACAATCCCGATCTGGTTATCGTTGCCGATGTCAGCGCACAACCTTCGCACATCAGCAAGCCTCTCATGGAGCGCGTTAAGTTTTTCCACAATCTCGGCAGGCCTCAGGCTTATTCCCGTTACCTGCGCGAAACCATCCGCCCCTGCCTTAAGAGGCTGGCCCGCGTGCGCGAAAGCCAGATTTCTGCGTCATTCCGTTTTATGGCCGGTCACGACGGGCTGGACGGCCTGCTGGCGTTGCCAGAAATGAATCAGAATCAGGTTAAGCGTTTGTCTACGCTGGTCGCTGCGCACATGAGTATGTGTCTGGATAAGGCCAGCGGCCATCTGTTCGTCAGTGACGACGTGACGCCGGAGCAGGTCCGCCAGGCATGGGAGCTTGTTGCGGCAGAAGCGATGCGTCTGGACGTAATCCCTCCGGCCTTTGAGCAGCTGCGCCGCAAAAAGCGCCGCCGCAAGCCTGTGCCTTACGATCTGATCCCGCCATCGCTGGCCCGTATGCTCTGTGCGGACTGGTGGTATCGCAAGTTATGGCAGCTGCGCTGTGAATGGCGTGAAGAGCAGCTGCGTGCTGTCTGCCTGGTCAACAAAAAAGCGTCCCCCTACGTCAGCTTTGAAGCGGTGATCCATAAGCGTGAGCAGCGCAGGAAGTCTCTGGAGTTCTTCCGTTCACATGAGCTGGTCAGCAATGAAGGTGACACGCTGGATATGGAAGACGTGGTGAATGCCAGTAACAGCAACCCGGCACACCGCCGCAATGAAATGATGGCCTGCGTGAAAGGTCTGGAGCTTATCGCGGAAATGCGCGGCGACTGCGCCGTGTTTTACACCATTACCTGCCCGTCACGTTTTCATGCAACGCTTAACAACGGCAGACCGAATCCGAAATGGACCACGGCCACCGTTCGCGAGAGCAGCGATTATCTGGTTGATACGTTTGCCGCCTTCCGCAAGGCCATGCATAAAGCCGGGATGCGCTGGTATGGCGTGCGGGTTGCTGAGCCACATCATGACGGCACCGTACACTGGCACCTGCTGTGCTTCATGCGCAAAAAGGAGCGCCGTTCAGTCACCGCGCTGCTGCGGAAATTCGCCATTCGTGAAGACCGTGAAGAGCTTGGCAACAATACCGGGCCGCGCTTCAAAGCTGAGTTAATCAACCCGCATAAAGGCTCACCGACCAGTTATATTGCCAAATACGTGAGCAAGAATATCGACGGGCGCGGCCTGTCGGATGAAATCAGCGCCGAAACCGGCAAATCACTGCGCGACAGTGCAGAGAACGTGGGCGCGTGGGCGTCACTTCATCGTGTACAGCAGTTCCGTTTCTTCGGCATTCCGGGCCGCCAGGCTTACCGGGAATTACGCCTGCTTGCCGGTCAGGCGCTGAGAAATCAGAGCGATAAAAAAGCCGGTGCGCCGGTGCTTGAAAACGCGCAACTGGATGCCGTGCTGGCCGCTGCAGATGTTGGCTGCTTTGCCACCTACATCATGAAACAGGGCGGTGTACTGGTTCCGCGCAAACACCACATCGTCAGAACCGCTTACGAACTTAACGACGAGCCAACCCCTTACGGCGATCACGGTACCCGCATTTATGGCATCTGGTCCCCGTTAGTGGCGGGCCGCATCTGCACGCACGCAGTGAAGTGGAAAATGGTCCGTAAGGCCGTTGACGTTCAGGAGGCGACAGCCGACCAGGGCGCTCGCGCCCCTTGGACTCGTGGCAATAACTGTCCCCCTGATGAAAAACTGAACATTTCAGGGGGCAATCCAGTATCTGTTGAACCTTTTGAATTAGGCGAAGCGCCTCTGTATGGTCCGGCAGACTTCGACAATATGACCAGAAAGCAGCGCCGTGATCTGCTGGCGCGTCTTCGGGTGGTAAAGCCGCGCCAGAAGCAGAGTTATAAGCAGGTAATTGACGATGTTCAGCGGGCTGATCTTGTTGCAGAGCTGAAAACGAGAGGCTTTACCGGTGAAGAAACTGAAACGAATCTGCTTCTGTGCGGAGGCAGTCTCAATTCAGGCGCGGGGATGCGCATTTTCTATAAGAACGGGCGGCTGCAGGAGGATGATAAATGGAGCCGCTGGATCTAGTATTCATCGCATTTGGGTGGTGTAACTGGATAAAAATCAAGGGTTAGGCAAAGCACGTATTTCGTCATAAAAACCAGAATACGGCCTATTGATCGTAAAAAATAATTTCACATTTGAAAATTGATAATATACTGTATGCATAACCAGTTGTTGATTGTGCGGAGGGAATATGCAGGATTATTTTTTAGAGTCGATGAAGTTGCAGCGTATTGATTTTTTTATAAAACTTGTTGCTGCTAGCGATTGTTCTGAGGAAGAAAAACGCTTAGCGATTCAGTGGGTTTCTGAGCTTACTGACGAGCTGATGCGCAAGGTTAGAAATCATGACTATTCACGTTTGATGCAAGTACCAGAATGATAGGGGGATCACATGCGAATCGAAATCATGATTAATAAACAGCAGAAGATTAGCCCGGATATTATCACTGCACTTGAGGCCGAACTTTACCAGAATTTTCTACCATTTTATCCCGACACCACTATTCGAATTCGGGAAGGTAGCGCAAATGGCGTTACATTGAGCGGCGTCAGACAGGATGACGAGAAAAAGAACGTCATGGATATTCTGCAGGCGGTGTGGGAAGACGACAGCTGGCAGTATCAACACTGATAACGTTGCTGGCGTCAAAATTCACTTTTGGCGCTGGCAAGGTTGAACAACGAGCATTGCGAGGCGTTAGGCGATGGCCGGTAGCGATTCAAATTATCAGGTAGTTTACCGCGGCGAAACCCTGACTGATTATGTGCCTGGCGGATTGGTTTTCTTTCAGAGGCCAAAAGAGAACGGCGGCGGTTTCTGGTTAGGTCGTACCTTTGACGGGGTTTTCTGGTTTGAAATTTATGAGCCGGTTTCTCTTTCTCAGGGGCTGGTTTATCTCCAGGAGCTGAAAAATTCCGTCCCGACAGATGCAAAACCATTGCAGGAAGATAACAACCTGACGCTATTCTGACCCTGTGCGGGTGAGTGCATGTCTATGCCGCATGAATCCGCATGATCCCTGAAGGATCGTTTATGCCCCGGCCCGCCAGTAATGGCGGGCTTTTGCTTATGTCATGCAGGTGCATGAAAACCACTGCATAAAGCGGGCAGGCGTGGCGGGGGTACGAGCGCGCGTTAAAGCGTTAAAAGATGGTTTTTGTTCTAAACATAAGCAATAGTAATTCAGTATATAGAAACATTTTTTACATGACTGCTTAGGGGGAGTGCATGACTGATAATTACGAAGATAGTTACATAAGTGATCTTACAGATAGAGTTTTCCTTATCAAAAATCAATTCGAAGCCGGTAAACTTCACATTGCTCGACATCTTCTAAGTGGTTTTCAAGAAAGTTTAAGTAAAATAAGATTAACAGATGATGGAAAAGTTGATCCTAAAACAGTCGATGGTCGTATAAGAGCCATGGGGGCTGCTGTTAGCCATATTGTCGAAAGACAAGAAATAAAGAAAAAATTTAGCATAGTTGATTTTCAAGAGACTTATTTCAAGATTCTTTTTGGAAATTTCTCGCAGTTTTATAAGGGAATGAATGACGCACGCGCACAGCCTTTTCAATACGCAAGATTTATTTCTGAACAAAAAGACTTCGTTGAGCATTTAGACGATATTTTCCCAGAAATGTTAGAAGATATTAAAGGGTTCTGGGAAACGTCTTACGAAATAGGTGAAGTTCACCTTCAGGATGGCGATCAACTAAAAGCTAATTTTGCAGGTGATCTTTTTCCTGCCTATTCAGAAAATGCCGTGTCAAGCACTGGTCTTTATATAGATACTATGATCTTACCTTGCCCCATACTTCGAGTTGGTAGGTTATATGGACTTACAGATAAAGAAAATTTTTGCTTTTTACTTATTAAACACGTTTTGACGTGTATGTCTTATCGTGATCTAGCACTCGAAGATATTCAACCGGCCATTGTTTTAGTATTACCCGATAGAAGAGACTTTAATGAAGATCACAATACTGCTTTGGCGGAGCGCTCAACACCGTTCGTATTAGCTCATGCTCAATATTTATATGACAGGGAATTTGAATCTAGAGAGCATCTATTCGAATTTAGTTCATCTCTTACAGATATAGAAAAAGTTTGCAAAGAACTTAAACGCCCAGAACGTTTAGTTTTTGACACCGATTGGGGGTGCGGCGGTCGCTCGCAATTAGAGCGACATTTATCTGACTCAGACAGATTGCATTCTCCTGTGTTAGATGGCAATCCTGGAATTGAAGTGATGTTCACATGTACAGGTCGCATGCCCCAAGCACTTGCAGCAAGAAGTAATGCTCAAGACTTCATAAGCACTCCGTACATAAATGCCGAAACATCATGGCTATATTATACTTGGTTAATGGAATATGAATCTTTAGATTTTAAAGTGGATAATGAGTCATTGAATAACATGCATATGATTAATGCCTTATCTAAAGGTATGCAAGGAGGCTTTTCTTGGTTAGGAGATGTGCCAATGGAAAATATTTTAAAAATAAGAAGAAAGGGGTTGATGGAGGAAGTTAGAGGGATTTTATCGAGTGGGGTTTCCGATTTGGTGAACGCTTCGCCACAAGATTATAATAAATCTTCTCAGAGGGTAATTGATAATGTCGACAAGGCATTTATTCAACATAAAAGGTTTTTAGAAAAAGCTAAAGCTGAAAAACTCAAAATATTAGGTTTTGAAGTTGCTCCATTTGTTGTTAACGGAGCTTTTGGGATTGCATCAGCTTTCATTAATAAGCCAGAATTGGCAGCAGCAAGTTTTGCATTTGGAGCTTTTGGAATACCAACTTTAAAAGATATTAGGACAAGCTTTAAGCAGAGAAGTGATAAGTTAGAAAATTATAAAAATACAGCAACCGGATTAATGTTCAGTAAAAAATAAAGTGTGGGCCATCCATGGCCCTTACTTTAGTCTAAACAATATGGCTTGAAATTAATCACTTCCTCATTAAGCCAATCGTTCAATTCCTCAAAGCGTTTCTGTAGCGGCATTAGTTCGTTACGCACAAACACCTTGCTGGCCTTTTCAACGTCACCGAACCCGCCCGTGTTGCTGGGGATAATCCCCATGAGCTGCGGCGGTACACGATGCACGGCCAGCATGTCGTCGCGGCTCACGTTTTTGATGTTCAGGAATTCATCCTTCGCCGCCACCTCTGACAGCGGGATGATCTGGATGCCGTCCTTTTTCCCGTTTGGGCTGTACATAAACAGGTTGCGAAAGTTGCCAGGCCCCTTTGCGCTTTTCATGGCACCGCGGATATTGTCCACGTCCTGCTGGCTCTGCGCCGGGTCTGTCATGTACATGATGAAACCCGCATGGCTGCCGTTGAGGTAATACTTGCGGCGGAACAGCGTGGCCGACTCATTCAGCAGCGCCGACGGAATAGCCGACAGGTAGCCCGGCAGGCCGTAAATCTCCTGATTGATGTCCGGCTCCATCAGGTGAAACACGCTACCCTTCGCAAACTCATACGGCTCCGTGTTAATGCCATAGTGCGCATACCAGTAGGTATCCAGATCGAGGCCGCGCCGGGTAAACTTTGCCAGCGACGGCTCCAGCTTCAGCACGTTACCGAGGCGGCTGGTCCGCTTTTCCAGATAGGCATTGCCGAAAATCAGGTAATCCAGCGCAAAACGGCTAAACGCCTGCTGACTCAGCAGCGGGTGCGGGATAAAGGTACTCGCCAGAATATTGCACTTCACGCTGATGGGTGAGCTGTGATGCACGGCGGCGCGGAACGTGCGCGCCAGCCCGTCAACGCTCACGGGCGGTTCATACCAGCGGTCATTAATAATACACTCCACGTAGTCCAGCAGTTCGCGGCGGTCCAGCACCGGGATCGGGTCGCCAAAGGTAAACGCCTCCGACGCTGCACCGCTGGTCATGTTATCCGGCTGCGGCACGGGCTGTGTGCGGGTCCGGTTCCTGCGTTTGCTCATTAATAAATCTCCACAATGTTCTGCGTGTGTGCCGCCTGTCCCTGCAGCGGCTCGTTTGCCAGCGCGTGCATGGTCGCCCAGGCTAAATCGCCGTGGCTGACTTCCTCGCTGCGGCTGGTTTCATAGGTCGGACGGTTGCCGCTGGCCGTGGTCGCCTTGCGGATAGACATAAATGACTGCGCGATGTCGAGGTGGCTGGCGTCAAATTCCAGCCGTCCGCTGGCGATGGTGTCGTAAGCCTTCAGCACCAGGGCGTTTTTCACGTTCGGGTTATAGACAAACTCCTTCACCTGCGGGAAGAAGGCTTTGACGTTCTCATACACGCCCAGCCCGACGCCGGTGGAGTCGATGCCGATGTAGGTAACGTTATACTGCTGCGTCAGTGTCCTGATGGCGTCAGCCTGTGCCCGGAAGTCCATCCCGCGCCACTGGTGGCGCTCAAGGATGCGGAACTTACCGCCCGGCACGGCGGGAGGCGCCATGACCACGCACCCGGCGCTGTCGCCGTTCTGGGTGCCCTTCGCCGGGTCATAGCCGATCCAGACTTCCTTCCAGCCAAACGGGCGCAGCGCCAGCGCCTCAAAGTCGGTCCAGACTTCCCAGCTGTCCACCATGCACTTCTGCAGCATGGCCAGCTGGAAGACCGACGCCAGATCGTCCATAAAGACGCACATCAGCAGGTTCTGGTAATCCTCCGGGCTGTAGCGCGTGCGCAGCTGCTCCAGGTCAAACAGGTCACAGCCGCCACGCACCGCATCTTCAACGGTGACGATCTGGCGAAACTGACCGTCTTCACAGAGGCGGCCGGCGGCCAGTGACTGATGGCTGAGGTCGATATCAACCCGGTCCGCTTTGGCCCGGCCCTTGTTGAACTGCGAACCGGACCAGAACGGATAGGCGCTGTGGGTGAGGCTGGAGGGCGTGGAAAAGTATGTTTCGCGCCATTTCTTGTGCAGCGCCATGCCGGACGCCACTTTCTGCAGTTCCTGAAACTTCGGGATCCAGAAATATTCATCCAGGTAAAGATTTCCGTGATAGCTCTGCGCGGTGCGGGCGTTGGTGCCTAAGAAGTACAGGCACGCGCCGTTACTGAGCGTCATCGGGTCGCCCTTCAGGTCTACATCCACCTCGCGGGCAAATTCGATAATGTACTGTTTAAAGACGTGCGCCTGCGCCTTACTGGCCGACAGGAAAATCTGATTGCGCCCGGTGGTCAGCGCATCGATCAGCGCCTCGCGGGCAAAAAAGAATGTCGCCCCGATCTGGCGCGACTTCAGCAGGTTGCGGACCGAATATTTATTTCCGGCCTCCCACCACTGGCGCTGGTAGCCGAACATCGAGCCGTGGAAAACTTCCTGCAGCTTCTCGATCTGTTCGTCGCTGAACAGATTCTTTTCTGGGGGCTTGCGCGGGCCTTTGTTCCGGTTCTCCACGTTGGGGTTAAGGTCCGCTTCGTTGCCGCCGTTGCTGAACTTACCGATCCGGGCGTGGCGCTCAGACTGGCGCGCCAGCAGGTCAATTTCCTTAAAGTCTTTCCCTTCCTTCTGCTCCTTCATGATGAGCTGGCAGTAACGTGCGGCGGTGGTCAGCTGCATCTGATCGAGCGGGCCGTAGTCGCCCCACCTGTCGCGCTTCTTCCAGCTGTGAACGGTTGCGGGTTTCTCTCCCAGCATTTCAGCAATGCGGGCGATGCGGTATCCCTGAAAGTACAGCAGTAAAGCCTGCCTGCGGGGATCGAGGTCTTCGGGGGCGGGTGTCATGTTCATGCAGCCAAAATACGGCCCCGCCGCTTCCTTTTCCGCCGCCCCTCATTGTGTGGTTTCCCGCACAACGTCCGCGCGTTGTTTCAATACCCCTGCCGCCGCAACCATAGGGCCTCACAGAGTTTTACTGACCGGAGCCTGGACAATGGCAAAGAAAGCAAAGCGTTTTCGTATCGGGGTGGAAGGTGCCACCACAGACGGGCGCACCATCGAGCGCAGCTGGCTTGAACAGATGGCGGCAAATTACAGCCCTGAGCTGTACACCGCCGTGATCAACATGGAGCACATCAAGGGCTATACGCCTGACAGCCCGTTTCGCCGCTTTGGCGTAGTGGAATCGCTGGACGCCGAAGAAATCAGTGACGGCCCGCTGAAAGGCAAGCTGGGACTGTATGCCCTGATCAACCCGACTGACGAGCTGGTCACGCTGACCGGTGCCATGCAGAAAATGTTCACCTCTATGGAAATCCGCCCCGAGTTCGCGGACACCGGCGAAGCGTATCTGATTGGCCTGGCCGTGACCGACAATCCGGCCAGCCTCGGCACCGAAATGCTGCAGTTCAGCGCCAGCGCCGGGGCGAACCCGCTGGCAAACCGCAAGCAGCACCCTGACAACGTTTTCTCCGCCGCTGAAGAAACCCTGATCGAGTTTGAGGACGTGGCAGACGAAAAGCCCGCCCTGTTTGCACGCATCAAGGCGATGTTCAGCAGACAGCAGCAGACCGATGCGGCCCGCTTCAGCGACGTGCATCAGGCCGTGGAGCTGATTGCCACGGAGCAGCAGGACCTGAGCGCGCGCCTTGAAACGGCACTGAGCGAACAGGCTGACAGCCTGAAATCACATTTCAGCAGTGCGCTGGGTGAGGAAGTGCTGAAGCGCGAACAGCTGCAGGCGGACTTCACCGAACTGCAGCAGCAGCTTAGCCGGGAAGATGGCCGCCAGCAGGTCCGCCCGCGCACGCCGGGTAACGGCAGCGGCGGTGAAGTGCGCACCGACTGCTGATACAGCGGCGGCAAACCTTTTTAACGAACAGAGAAAGCAGAGCGATGAAAAATACTACCCGTTTTAAGCTGAATGCTTACATGTCGGTGCTGGCAGAAATCAACAAGATTGACCTGTCCGCGCTGAACAGCAAATTCACCATTGAGCCGTCCGTGTCGCAGACGCTGGAAAGCAAAATTCAGGAGTCGTCCGCGTTCCTGCAGGCCATCAACATCATGCCGGTCAGTGAGCAGAGCGGTGAGCGGCTGGGGCTGGGGATCGGCACCACCATTGCGGGCACCACCGACACCACCCAGAAAGAACGCGAGCCTACCGATCCGACTTACATCGACGGCGACGGCTACAAATGCACGCAGACCAACTTTGACACCGCGCTGCCTTATTCAAAGCTGGACATGTGGGCGAAGTTCAGTGATTTCCAGACCCGCATCCGTGACGCCATCGTGAAGCGTCAGGCGCTGGACCGCATCATGATCGGCTTCAACGGCATCAAGCGCGAGAAAACCTCTAATCGCGTGCTGAACCCGCTGCTGCAGGACGTGAATATCGGCTGGCTGGAAAAAATCCGCCAGGAAAAACCGGCGCAGGTGCTGAGTCAGCACGTCGGTGACGACGGCAAAGTGGTGTCGGATAAAATCACCGTCGGGATCGGCGGCCTGTTCCGTAACCTGGACGCGGTGGTGATGGGCGCAGTGTCAGAAAAAATCGGTGTGCAGTACCAGGACGACACCGAACTGGTGGTGATCTGCGGACGCCAGCTGCTGGCTGACAAGTATTTCCCGCTGGTCAATCAGAGCCAGCCCAACACCGAAGCACTGGCCGCTGATCTGATCATCAGCCAGAAACGCATCGGTGGCCTGCAGGCGGTGCGCGCGCCGTACTTCCCGGCCAATGCGCTGCTGATCACCCGTCTGGATAACCTGTCCATTTACTGGCAGGAAGAGACGCGCCGCCGTTCCATCATCGACAACCCGAAACGTGATCGCATCGAAAACCTTGAGTCGGTTAACGAGGCTTACGTGGTCGAGGACTACGACTGCACCTGCCTGGTGGAAAACATCGAGCTGCTGGAGCAGGAGCCGGAAAAAGCGCCGGGTGAGATGAGCGACGCGGAAATTGCACGTATCGCCGCCGTGGCGGCCAGCGTGGTCAAGTCCATGAGCGGCTCGGACAGTTCAGCCGCCAGCGCGGACACTACGCAGACCGGTGATGCCGGTGATGGCAGCAAAGGCGGAGCGTAACCCGTGACCAACCCTTTCCGCGCGCACACGCGCTTTATTCAGGCACAGGAGGCCGCCCGGTCGGGCGGCAATGGCCGCAGCACAAAGGGCTATGACCTGATGCTGCTGCAGCTGAACGAAGACCGCCGCCGCCTCAAGGGCATTCAGTCCAACGTCCGAAAAGCTGAAATCAAGGTGGAGGTACTGCCGAAGTACGCCGCCTGGGCTGAGGGCGTGCTGAGTGCTGACGGCGCGCAGCAGGACGACGTACTGATGTACGTGATGCTCTGGCGCGTTGACGCCGGTGACTATGCCGGTGCGCTGGCGATTGGTCGCCATGCGCTCAAGCACGGCTGGGCGATGCCGCTGGGACAACGCACCACGGCGACGGTGCTGGCTGAAGAAATTGCCGACGCGGCAAAGGCCGCCATGCTGGCGAAGATGCCTTTTGATCCGGCCCTGCTGCTGGAGGCTCTGGAGGTTGTGGACGCACACGACATGCCCGATCAGTCACGCGCACGCCTGCACAAGTCCATTGGATGGGTGCTGACGGAAAGCAGCCCGGCATCCGCGCTGAACCATCTGAAGCGCGCCCTGCAGCTGGACGAGAAATGCGGCGTTAAAAAAGACATAGAGCAGCTGGAGCGGAAAATCCGTAACGCCAGCTGATAACCGGACGTGCCCACGCGCGGGGCGGCACGGGGTGGCGACAGGCAGCGCCGCATCAAAACCCCGTCCACCGCCCACCTATTCAGGAGTAACAGAACGATGGAATTTATCTCGCCACAGAAGGCGACGGGAACGCCGGACATTATCCCCAATAACTCATTCTGGCCCGACGTTGATCTGGCGAAGTTCCGCAGCGTCATGCGCGTTGACGGCACCGTGACGCCGGAGCGCCTGCGGCAGGTGGTACTGACCGCGATGGCGGAGGTTAACGCGGAGCTTTACCCGTGGCGTGAGCGGCAGGAGCTGGCCGGGCGTAACAGTCTGGCCGACGTTCCGGCGGAGCGTCTGGCCGGTGTGAGCGTGCGGCTGCATCACTATGAAAATGCGGTGTGGTGCTGGACCCGCGCGGTGCTGAACGAGCGTTATCAGGATTTTGACGCCACCGCTGCCGCAGCGAAGCGCGGCGAAGAACTGAATGATGCCAGCGGCGATTTGTGGCGGGACGCGCGCTGGGCCGTCAGCCGCGTGCAGGACATGCCGCACTGCACCGTGGAGCTTATCTGATGAAGGTGCGTGCGCAGCAGTATGACACGGTGGACGCACTCTGCTGGCGTCACTACGGGCGCACGCAGGGCATGACGGAACAGGTGCTGCAGGCAAATCCGGGGCTGGCGGAGCACGGTCCCCTCTTACCGCACGGGCTGGAAGTGGAGCTGCCGGACGTGACAGCGACGGCCACCGTGCAGGCCGTCCAGCTTTGGGACTGAATCATGTGGGAAAAAATCAGCACCTTTTTAACCTGGTGCATAGCGGTAGTGATGGCGTGGCTGGGCGGCATGGACCTGAAGGACGTGTCCACCGTGGCCGGTGTGCTTATCGGCCTGCTGATGGCGCTTATCAGCTGGTACTACAAGCACAAAACCTACCAGCTTCTGGCAAGCGGGCGTATCACCCGGGGGGAATATGAATCTGCAGACCGTTAAACGCTGCGCCGTGGGCGTGGTGCTGGCGCTGGCCGCATCAATGCCGGGCTTTCAGCAGCTTCACACCTCCGTGGAGGGGCTGCGGCTGATTGCCGATTACGAGGGCTGCCGCCTGCAGCCGTACCAGTGCAGCGCGGGAAGGTGGACCGACGGCATTGGTAACACGTCCGGCGTGGTGCCGGGTAAGTCCATCACGGAACGGCAGGCGGCGGGGAATTTCATTACCAACGTGTTGCGCACTGAAGCGGCACTGGCGCGCTGCGTGGCGGTTTCCATGCCGCAGCAGGTTTATGACGCGCTGGTGTCGCTGGCGTTTAACGTCGGGACCGGAAACGTGTGCGGCTCCACGATGGTGGCGCTGCTGAAAAAGGGCCAGTGGCGCGAGGCGTGTTACCAGCTGCCGCGCTGGGTGTACGTGAAAGGCGTATTCAATCAGGGGCTGGATAACCGGCGCGGGCGTGAACTGGCATGGTGCCTTAAAGGAGTCTGAGATGCAGATGGTAAAAAAATGGTGGTTTACGGCGTTACTCACCGTCCTGCTGACGCTGGTCAGTATCAGTCACGGCAGCTTTGCGGGCTATCCGCTGGCGGCCCTGCTCTGGGCGGAGTTTATAGCCTGGGCTTTCATCGGTTTTTCCGGGCTGTGCTGCGCCGCCACGCTGACCGGCGGAGAGCGTAAGCGGACGTTTGCCTGGCTGCTGAGGTTTGCGCAGCTGGCTGACCGCGTGCCGCTCAGGTGGTATCACCGCGTGATCGTCGCTCTGGTGATGTGGACAGCAGGATGGCAACTGGCGGTTCTTATGAGCCTGAATGCTCTGTTTTATCGCTGGATGATCAGGCCAGAGCTGAAGCGGGTAGCGGCATGACGCGCACACTGGCGGCCATCGTGCTGATCCTGCTGGTATTCGCTGGCGTGCAGTCTTACCGGCTGAGCAGCGCCCACGGCAGGATCGATGCGCAGCAGACCACCATTGCGGGCCAGGGCAAAAAGCTGAGCCAGAAAAACAGCCAGCTGATCGCCCTGAATATCCTGACGCAGACCAGCAGCCAGGCGCAGACGCAGCTTTACGCCGCCGCCGAACGCAACGGCCAGCTGCTGCGCGACCGGCAGCGAAAGATTGAGGAACTGAAACGTGAAAATGAAGACCTTCGCCGCTGGGCTGATGCCGCTCTGCCTGATCCTGTTATCCGGCTGCGCCAGCGACCGGCCCTCGCAGGAGGTGAATCTTACCGTGAGTGGCTGTCCGAAAATCACCCGCTGCCAGCTGGACCCGGCAGCACCGCGCACCAACGGCGACCTTCTGGCCCTGCTGGACGAAACGGAGGCCGCCTGGGCGGCGTGCGCGGATAAGGTCGATACCATCATCAGCTGTCAGGAAAAAGACGATGAACAAGCCGCAGTCCTTACGCAGCGCCCTGAATAAGTCGGTCCCTTATGTGGCCGACAACCCGGACCGCCTGCACCTGTTCGTGGACAGCGGGCAGGTGGTTGCCACGTCTGCCCCGTCCCTGTCGTGGGAATATCGCTACACCCTGAACGTGGTGATCACCGACTTCACCGGCGATCAGAACCTGCTGATGGCCCCGGTGCTTTTGTGGCTGCGGGAAAACCAGCCCGACGCGCTGCAGAACAGTGAAGCGCGCGAAAGGCTGTTTTCGTTTGAGGTGGATATTCTGGCGAACGACCGCTGTGACATCAGCATGGATCTGAAGCTGACAGAGCGCATTGTGGCAAAGACGGAGGACGGGAAAACCAGCGTTGAGGCGGTGCCCGAACCGGACGCGCCGGAAGAAGTCTGGACGGTGAAACATGGCTGAACTGCATGAAGTGGATGCCTGGCTGGCGGCGCTGCTGTCGCAGCTGGAACCGGCGGCACGGAAAAAGATGCTGCGCGAGGTAGCGCGCGACGTGCGCCGGATTCAGCAGGCAAACATCACCGCGCAGCGTTCCCCGGACGGCACCGCATGGGAACCGCGCCGCGTAACCGCCCGCAGCAAAAAGGGGCGCATCCGTCGCGGCATGTTCGCAAAAATGAAAACGGCAAAGTATCTGAAGGCGCAGGCGAGCGCAGACGCCGCAGAGGTTGCCTTTGTGCCGGCGGTACAGAAGCTGGCCCGCGTCCATCACTACGGCCTGCGGGACCGGGTAAACCGACGCGGCACGATGGTGAAATATGCGGAACGTCCGCTGCTGGGTGTGAATGGCGAGGTGGAAAGCACAGTGCGGGAAACTCTGCTGCGCTGGCTTGCTGAATAGCGATTCGGATGTTGTGCCATGCCTCAGACAACGCCGGGCTGATGCCCGGTTCCTGCCAAAGTGACACTCTCAGACCATGAACGAAAAACTTACCGAAATCATGCGCCTTATCACCAACCTGATCCGCACCGGCACCGTGTCCGAAGTGGACCCGGTGAACTGGCTGTGCCGGGTGAAAACGGGCGACCTTGAAACCAACTGGATTAACTGGCTTACCCTGCGCGCCGGTAGTACACGCACATGGTGGCAGCCCACCGTCGGGGAACAGGTTGTGCTGCTGAGCCTGGGCGGCAATCTTGAAACCGCCTTTGCGCTGCCCGCCATTTATTCCGAAGCCTTCCCGCCGCCCGACTATTCAGAAGACGGCACCACCACCGTGTTTAAGGACGGCGGCTGGTTTCAGTACGAGCCGGAAAACGGCCAGCTGCTGATAAAGAACATTAAAAGCGTGCGCATCGAGGCGGAGGACGGCATTCAGCTGATAACCGACGCGCTGGGGATAGAGGCCAGCCAGACGCGGATTAACGGGGACACCACGATGAACGGCGATGTGACCCACGGCGGCGGCACAATGAGTTCTAACGGCGTGGTGGCTGATAAGCACTTACACGACGGGGTTAAGAAAGGCAGCGATATGTCAGGAGGCCCGCAATGATGTACCTCGGCATGAACCGCGACACCGGCAAAGCCATTACCGACATCGATCACATTCGGCAGAGCATACGCGACATCCTGATCACCCCGGAAGGCAGCCGCCTTGCCCGGCGTGATTACGGTTCGATGCTGTCCGCGATGATTGACTGGCCGCAGAACGATGTCACCAAACTGCAGGTAATGGCTGCCACCTATACCGCACTGAGCCGCTGGGAGCCACGCATCCGGCTGGCCTCGGTAAACATCACGCGCAATGCGCACGGCTCTATGCAGGTTGATCTGACCGGCCAGCGCGCTGACGGCTCGCCAGTTGCTATGTCTGTTTCAACGGGGGTGAGCAGTGGCGGTAATTGACCTTTCCCAGTTGCCCGCGCCGCAGGTTATTGAGGTGCCGGACTTTGAAACGCTGCTGGCAGAGCGTAAAGAGGCGCTGATTGCGCTTTATCCGGCTGATGAACAGGCCGCCATGCGCCGTGTGCTGGCGCTGGAATCTGAACCGATTGTGAAAAACCTGCAGGAGAACACCTACCGGGAAGTCCTGCTGCGCCAGCGTATTAACGAGGCGGCGCAGGCGGTAATGGTGGCCTATGCCATCGGCAGCGATCTGGACCAGCTGGCCGCCCGTAACAACGTGAAGCGGCTGACGATTACGCCTGCGAATCCTGATGCGGTGCCGCCGGTGGATGCGGTGAAGGAGTCAGACGACGCGCTGCGCGTGCGCGTGCCGGAGGCGTTTGAGGGACTGAGCGTGGCCGGACCGACGGGAGCCTATGAGTTTCACGCTAAAAGCGCCGATGGCCGCGTGCAGGACGTGTCCGCGACCAGCCCGTCACCGGCGACGGTGCTGATCACCGTCCTGAGCCGTGAGGGCGACGGCACAGCAGCTGATGATCTGCTGGCTACAGTGAGCGCCTCGCTGAGTGCCGAAAGCGTGCGCCCGGTGGCGGACCGCGTGACGGTTCAGGGGGCGAAGATTCACAGCTACAGCGTGAAGGCCAGGCTGCATCTGTTTGACGGCGTGGCCGCCGGTCCCTGTCTTGAGGCGGCAAACGCGAAGCTGGCGGCCTACCTTACCGAGCAGAAAAAGCTGGGGCGCAGCGTGCGGCGTGAGTCTTACGGGGCGGTGATGCGCGTGGCCGGTGTGGACTGGGTGGAAATCACCGAACCGGCGACAGACATCATTATGGACCGGACGGCGGCGGGCTACTGCACCGGCACGGACATTTCCGTGGCAAATGATCAGGGGGTGACATGAGCAACAGCAGCCTGATGCCGCCCGGTTCGTCTGCGCTGGAACGCCGCCTGGCGGAAGCGTGCAGCGGCATTTCCGGGCTGAGCGTGCCGCTGCGGGATTTATGGAATCCGGCCGCCTGCCCGGTGAATTTTCTGCCTTATCTCGCCTGGGCCTTTTCGGTGGACCGCTGGGACGAAAGCTGGGCGGAAAGCGTCAAGCGGCAGGTGGTAAGCGATGCGTTTTACATCCATCAGCATAAGGGCACCATCAGCGCCATCCGCCGCGTGGTGGAGCCGTTCGGATTCCTGATCCGCGTGACGGAGTGGTGGAAAACCAGCGAGCCGCCCGGCACGTTCCGGCTGGACATCGGCGTGCAGGACCAGGGCATAACTGAAGAAACCTATCAGGAACTTGAGCGGCTGATAAGCGATGCGAAACCCTGCAGCCGCCACCTGCTGGGGATGTCCATCAACCTGCAGGTCAGTGGCGAAACGCGGATAGCAGCGGCCAGCTATGACGGTGATGACCTGACCGTTTACCCGTACACCCCGGAACTTATTTCCGTCAGCGGCGCACTCTATGGCGGCGCGGCGGTTCACGTTATTGACCTGATGGAAGTGGGACCATGACACAAAAATACTATGCAATCGTAACAAACCTGGGCGCGGCGAAGATTGCCAACGCAGCCGCGCTCGGCACAAAGCTTAATATCACACACATGGCCGTCAGCGACGGCGGCGGTACGCTGCCGACACCGAACGCCAGCCAGACAAAGCTGGTTAACGAGGTGCGCCGGGCGGCCATCAACACGCTGAATATTGATCCGGCAAACGCCAGCCAGGTGATTGCCGAACAGGTGATCCCGGAAACGTCGGGCGGATTCTGGATCAGGGAAATGGGCCTGTTCGATGCAGACGGCACGCTGATTGCCGTGTGTAACACGCCGGAAACGTACAAGCCCGCGCTGCAGGAAGGCAGCGGGCGCACGCAGACCGTGCGCATGATCCTGATCGTTAACAGCACCGACGCCATCACTTTGAAGATTGACCCGTCCGTGGTGCTGGCAACGCGGAAGTATGTGGATGACAGTATCCTGACGGTTCGCCAGTACGCCGATAAGTTACTTGCGGATCATCTTGCGGCTGAAAACCCGCATGACCAGTACCTGCAGACAGCGAATGCGCTGGCAGAAATCAAAGACGCCGGGCTGATTGCTGCCCTTCTCAAAAACCTCGGTTTAGGTGAAGGTGTGCCGGTTATCGGTTCGCCGTTCCCCTGGCCGCACGCAAAGATGCCTAATGAGTTGTTTTCATCTATGGCTGGCATGGTCTTTCTGAAAAGT